TTTGAAAGGAGCCAGGATATCCTGTTACGGTGGCCACCGCTCCGGTCCCCCTTCTTTTTATGTTTTATGTATCTGCTTCCATCACCTTATCAATCAATTCTGCTATGCAGTTGTCGCATAGCATGATCGTTGTCCACCCGTGTCCGGTGCGGCTTACCTTGATGCTCTTTATATTCTTGTCATGCCCGCAGGAATTGCAGACTGCGTGACGCTCATTTACGGCGACCTTTATCATTCTATTTCCTCCTCATCCACTCCCTCGCTTCATCAGCACCGCAAATTTCTTTTGCTGCTGCCACTTCCGCATATCCCGGCAACGCTTACAATATGTTGCTGTCTCCCGCTCGTAGAATGTTCCTCCGCACTGCTTACATGCCTGCGGCCGGATCCGCTGGAAGGACGCGCAGCTGTCGCAGTCGGTCTCCCCTGCAGTGCAATGTCCATTCCACAGCTGGCATATATCCTTTTGCCAATAATCCGATTCCTCGAAGTGCTGCTTGTACTGGTGGCGGACAATCGCCGCAAACCTTGTCATTGCGTCCTTCACCTGCTCCTTTTCGTCCGAGTTCATGAGATTTCGCTGTTTTAATTTCCGTTCGGGCCGATTGTCTCCCCATGCACCGGATCCTATATATCCTCTGACCTTATCCAGATTTTCCGTCAAATAGAGGAAGTATACTCTCCCCCGGATGGCTTTTGAGGATTTCCCGATCACATCCGCCATTTCTTCGTAACTGCTACCAGCTTTGATTAACTCCCCCAGTGTTACAAACTCTTCCTCTGTCCACTTGATATGATTCTCTGCCTTGAGGGGACGCTCCTTTAATCCAAGATCACAGATTCGCCGCTGTATGGCTCCGACTGTCCGTCCAAGCATTTTAGACAGATCGTCATAGTTGTACTGGTATTTTTTCAACAGCCTTTCCAGCTGCTTATCCTCTGCATTGCTCCAGGGGGTTGATTTAATTTTTTGGCTCCTCTCAAAATCACGCTTTCTTTTTGTCTTCGCCCACTCCGGCTCTGCGCCTAAAGCGTATTCCTCAAATTTGGAAAAATCTAAAAATGTTTGATTCTTCTCCGCCCATATCCAGAATTCCTCTAAATACACCACCCGGAACGAATTGTTATTGATCCTCTTTCTGTGGATGGGGAAGCCTCTGTTCTCTATCCACGATATCGGCTTATATCCGTATCCGCCGTTAACACCAAGAGCAATCAAAAGCTGATGAAATGTTACGTAATCACCATTTTCCAGGAAGGCCCCCAGCCCCATACGTTGCCTGGCATTTATAATTGCGTATTCGGATCGATTAAGCCTTTTCATCAGTGTGCCGACGGAAATGACACCCCAGTTCTCCTCCAGGTACTCTTTTTCTTCTTTTGTCCAGTTCCTTTCCTGCCCCATATTATCACCTGCCGCTTGCGCTCCGGCACCCCTCCTTTGCGATTTATAAGTTCAATCTCATTTGCCCCTTGCAGTTTTTTTCTTTCTTTATACGCGGAGAATATCGGTGTATTTCCCCGTCTTTATCCTCTGACATAAGGGCATCAATTTCGTTAAAGCAAAAATCTTTGCACTTATTCATAGACAGTGCATTTACGGATCTGTTTTTGATGACGCAGATAGATTCGCAGGTGCAATGGCTACAGTATCGGCAATATTGGTTCATTCGCTTTGCACCTCCTTGTTTTTCCGCTGCAATTCCTTCAGGTGGTCGATCATTGCACTTTTATTGGTTTCACATTCTTTGAAGTGCCTTCCCTCGCGCAGCAGATAATATTCCTCCTTACCCCAGCCGTCATGAAATCGATCTTCGTATGATTTACTTATTGCCTGATAATCAAACAAACTTGTAAAATAAACCCTAACAACAAAACTGCTCCCATCTTCCAAGTCATACCGGTAATACCGTTCCTCTGTTTCCTCTGTCTCGATCCAGAGCGGCCATTTTTCGTATGCGTCAATAAATTCTTTTCTCTGGTCATTATTTTTTAAGATCGGCAGTACCGGCAAGTCCGGCTCTACTTCTTCCGATCCAGTTTCTGGAGCATCCTTTGGTACCCACATATTCCCCATAGTACAGAATTCCTCTGGTGATTCCGGGGCATTGCAATATCCCTTTTCATCATATCCGCAGGTATCGCAGGGTAGTTCTTCCCACTGCTCCGATTCTTGCGACGTCGCAACTTCCTCCAGGCAAGGCCCATCTACGCATGGCTGCTTTACTTCTTCGTCGGAAATTACCTGACAATATCCATTTATGTTATTTTCGCATACCACTCTTTCCGGCTCTGTCTGCTCCAGTGTAAAATGATCAATTTCGGCTGCATCCGGCAGTACTTCCCCGATCTCTAATTCCATGCGGATAGGATCAGGTGCCGGCGTAATCTCTGGTTCCAAATTCTCTACATAGTAAAATTCCATTTCATGTTCCGCCGGTTCCTCCGCTTGTGGCTCCGGTTCTGGCTCCCGGAGATCCGCTTTGATCTCCCGTACCTCTTTGACCGTCATATCCGGCGTGACCAGCTGGCGTTCCTCCGGCTCCATTGTCAACATCTCAATCAGCAATGACTTACTGTATCCCTTGTAATCGTCCGCCAGCAGCGGGCTATATCCTTTGCGGGAAAATTCCTTATTGACGTTAATTGCCCGGGACACTGCGGATGCCCCCATGCCAAACTGTTCCTTTGCCATTTCCTCTACTGTCTGGTATCCGTCCTCCTGATACATGGCGTTGTCCCGGATATGGCGCAGATAGAAGCCGATGGCTATGTACTCTCGCTCTATCGTCGCCTTGCTGGTTGCTATGCTTATTTTTGCATCCTCGTAACTGGTATTAATCCACCACGCTACTGTCTCCTTGATTTGGGTATTCTCCACACACATCCTGCTTATCCTCCAATAATGTCAAGTTGGCCTGCAGACGGTTCCGCTCTTCTCTGACGGCTATAGGAATACAGTTTTCCGCTGCCTGCCGGTCTGCCAGCTGCTTATAGATCATCCTAAAATTGGCCCGGTCTGTTTCTGTATTTTCTGACATGCACAGCTTTTGATATCCCAGGCGTTCCACGCATTTCCGGGTCATGCCGTCAAGGGTTGCCATTGCTTCAATTTCCCGTGGATACCCGTAGTGGCGAATAGCAAGGAGTACATTTCCCCATGCTTCTCCCCAATCCACAATCGGAGTACAAAGCCGCTGCGAAGCCCTTTCCCTGATCTCTGCAATACTTGGGGCAAACTTTAACGTAGCGATCAGTTCCTGGACTGCATTCCGGCAGGCCGTATAGTCAAGATCCTTCAACATACCATACCAGACGTCCAGGGCCTCCTCGTCCGGCATAATCTTGTCTTTGCCATATGCCCTGCGGAGCGCCGAGGCAATTGTTGCAAATTCATCTTTCTTCATTCGCCCACCCCCTCAGCATGGCATCATAATCGGTATTACTGTTTGGCTTATGCCCCCTGGTATTATCCTTCAGGGGGAATATGCCCTGCCAGCCGTTAATAATAGATTCATTTAATATTCTGATCTTCATAGGATTGTCTTCCCCTGCCAGTTCGGACAGCCGCTTCACCAGTAACTCAACAGCATGATCCGTCATTGGCTTTTTGATTTTTCCCCTGTACTCAACAAAGGAGCGGATCGCATCATCAAGCGGACCGTCAGGGGAGTATATTTTCTTTGATTTACTTTCCTTTTCTTTGCTTTTATTTTCTTTACTTTCCTTTTGTTGAATTTCTGCTGAATTTACTGGCATTTCTGTTACAGAAACTCCATGATCTGTAACAGGAATAGCGGAAATGGGTGCATTTATTAACGGTTGACCATTATCATCAATCAACCAATACTTTTCCTTCTGAACCTTGTTCCGAACAGTAACGGTGGAGTAACGTCGCTGAATTCCTACAGAGGTTATAACCCCATGCGATAGGAGGGTTGTCTCGAAGAGCCCTATATCCCCGCAATCAAGAATAACTTGTAACACAAGGCTTTTTTGCACCCATTTGCTCCCAAGAATGCGGACGATGTTTAACGCCAGCTTATCCAATGGAATCTCCAGGTAATATCCGTTCCGAAATACTTCGCACAGCAGCACATCGTATATAGCAGCGCCAACAGGTCCGTATTTCTCCAATAAATCCATGATTTTATAATCGTTGTAGAAATCAACATCTTTAGGAAAGTAAGTCAATCCAGCTTTTGGCGGTCTCGCCAAGGATACTCACCTGCCTTCTATATATCACTAATAAAAACTTCTACATATGGCGTATTGCCATAGACTTTTGAGACGTCCAAATGAACCACCTGGGTATCATCCTTATAAGCTACCCCGTTAAGGGCATCCAGTACAACCTTTGCAATATTATCTGCATCTGGCTTCTTTGTGGGCCATATTTCGCCGTTAAGCATCCGCTCCCGGTTCCTCTTACTTGTACTCTTTGGCGGCTCGTATACGGCGGATATACTGACTTTTAACGCCTCTTCATTATTCCACAGCTGCCGGCTGTTTTCCCAGTACATAGTCTTAATCAGATTTTCGTACAGCACTGTTTGAGCCGGTGTAAATGACTGCGTATAACCGGTCCTGCGGTTATGGACCGTTCTGGCCCTGGCCTTCCCCTGCGGAGGGCCAGGGATTACAAAACGTACTTCCATGGGCTTATCCGATCACGGTAATCTTTTCAGCAATTTCTTTATCCATTACACTAAGAGCAGTATAAAAATACCCCTTAATGTTGGCGATCGCCTCGTTACGCCATAGCTTGTTCTCTGCTTCAATGAGTTTAAACTCCGGCCGGCCGCCGTCCTTGATGCGGAATACAAACTTGCTGGCAGGCTGCCCTACTTCCTGGAAGGTCCGGTAAGGAATGAGGATGCAGGGATTCGGAACAATTACATCCTCCAGGGCAGCAATGCCGGTTTTGATGGTGGTCTTTTGGGAAATGCCATCGTCTCCATAATTGGCTGTCGTTTTCGCCTCGACATTACCCGCTACCTGCAAAATTGCCTGCAGATCGGGATTGCTCTGGAAATTGGCCTGCAGCTCGATAACGAAGCGTTCCTGATCGTACCAGCTGTCAAACCGGAATTCGGATACATTGGCATCACACGTGAAAAGATACTCTCTTCTACGCTCTGTATCCAAACCAGACATTAAAGTCACTTCCGTTGGACTCTCTACATACAAAATCATATCGCTTGGAAACTCAATCGCCTTATAGGCGATATAGTCCACCATTGCTGTCAATGTAGCTGCCTTAATTGCAGATGCCTTCGGGATCTCGTCATACCGCTTAAGACTCTTATTTGCGTATGTATGCCCGCAAATATCAAGTACCTCCGTGGCGGACGTATCTTCTCCAAGTCCTACCAGATATTGCAATGCATCTTTGATGTTATCCATGTTTCCTCCTTATTCTGCCGCCGCTGCTTTCAGCGGACGTACAATTCTCGGCTCAGCTGCCGACGCCGGTACTGCCTGGTTTACAATTTCCCCTGTGGTCGGATCAAAAGTCCTGCCTTCCTGGTCGACGGCGAGCTGTCCTTTAATCTGCTTGTCGTACTCCGTAATCTCTACGGCGCCGGTCCTGATATCCTTACCCATTACCACCGTCGTCTTGATCGAGTCAGCCGGTACGAGTGAGGCCTTTGCGGAGATCTCTGTTTTAACAAGTGTGCGGTCCTCGTTCGGTTTAAAGGTGACCGTAAGATTCAGCTTACGAGCCTTTTCCGCATCCGTGTTCGGATCGTGGACGTTCCGGGTGATCTCCTGCAGGACACGGTTAAACTGCTCTGCCAATGCTCCTCCACAAAATGTTTCTAAGTTTATTTTTCCCATGTTGCTCCTTTCTGCCCTGGCCAGGGGCGTGTTGATTTATGTTCTCAGTATCGTGACATACCGGACACATCAGTTAAAAAATGACTGCTGGACAGATTCTTCTGTCTCTGCTTCGACTGTTTGATCTCGTTGTGGTTCCTCATCAGCCTCCGTGACTGTAGCTTCCGCGTCAACGGTATTATCCGGATCATTGTCTACATATTCAGCGGTTCCGTCCTCGTTAATTACTGCCATATCGCCATCATAGGCCTGCTGCATTTCAATGCTCATGATTCCCCATTTGCTTATGAGTTGCCGCAGCATTGTCTTGATCGCCATTCCGTCAAAATCCTTATACCAAAAGGAAGAATACTTCCACTCATCATTTTTCGGATATTTCCCTGCTTCATAGTCTGCAAAAGAAACCCTTTGCCATTTTGGATTATCACTCTCCACTGCATTAACATGAAATGCCTGTGAGTACTTATCCGCATGAACAAGCATCTTCTTTTTAGACCAGTACATAGTCTTTCTGAAGCCGTTTTTATATTCAAACATGGCGTAATATCCGATAGTTGAAGCTTCCTCCCGGAGAACATCATCTTCAATCAGATTTACCTCGATTTCTTCGCTAAGAGGATCATATCGAACAAGCTCTCCTTCTTTGATTGCCAGGACATTTAGGTTTTTATAGTAACCGGAACGGATCGCAAGTTGTATGTAACCTTTATATCCGAGCTGGAACTGCGCTTCTTTACACCCTTTGTTTTTGTTGTTGAACGGAACCATATAGAACTGTCCCAGCTGCGGGGAAGGAGAAAGATTAAGAGCTTCCCCCAGTAGCGCAGCAGATAGAATGCTCTGATTTGTGCATTCCTGGAGCGCCGGTGTAGTCTGCACCGCTGATACAATACTGGAAATAAACCGGGTACCGTTCTTCCCGCCCACTACTTTATTGATTTGATTCTTGACGGCATCCTGCGTTAGGTACGCCGTCATACCCATTTTCTGCTGGCTCTTTGCCAGGCTGTTTCCTACTGCCATTACGCTATCTCCTTTCCGGCCGGCCCATACTTAATGCCGTTGATTTTCAAAAATTCTTTCAGCAGGTCAATTTGTTCCTTTGTTCCGGAAACCCGGAATTCCACTGTGTAACGCTCCTCTGCAACCGGAGCGGAAGGTTTCTGCTGTGCCGGTACCGGAGCTGTTGTTCCAGAGGGTTTTGCTTCTACGACCTTTTTTGCGGCCTCTCTATCCGATGCAGCACGCGCCCGGCGTTCTT